GAGCAAAACTGAGTCAGAAATCTAAAGAACAACTTGTCAACTATTTCCGTCAGGAAGTTAAGGGCAAGCATCATGGAACTTTGATTATTCCTTTGCCTCCTTCTATGGGCAATGATTCTGATGTAAGGTTTGAAAAGCTTGAGGCGGGCGTTCAGGATTCTTCATTTGATAAATATCGTAAATCAAACAGAGATGAGATTTTAGTCGGTAACCGGGTGCCGGCACCAAAGGTTGGCGTTTATGACAATGCCAATCTGGCCGTGTCACGGGATGCCGACAAGACGTTTAAGACCCAGGTCGTGGGACCTGATCAGAAGATTATTGAAAAACGAATTAATAGGATAGTTAAAGAATACACTGACAATGTAGAATTCAGATTTGAATCTATTGATCTTATTGATGACGATTTGCAATCAAGAATCAATGACAGGTATCTTAGGACTGAGGTCATAACACCTAACGAGGTTAGGGAGACGATGGGTCTGACTCAGAGGACTGAGGGCGATGAGATTTTGCCCTTCCCGTCTAATGTCAAGATGAAACAACTTGAGATGGACGAAGAGCGGTCCAAGGAAGAGGCTAAGAAGCCAGAGGGTGCGCCTGATGGCAATGATAATGCTGAATCGGGTTCTCCGCCTAAAGCGGGACCAGATAAGCCGGGTGGCCAAGCCCCTACGGCGGTCACTGGAGAGAGGCGAGAACGTGGGGAAGCGCAAGATGAATAAAGGAGGACACTATGTCTTATAATGGAATGGAATCTATTGTTTGGTGGGGCACCCCGGACGGGTACCAGGACTCCGACGGAGTAATCCAGATTACGGCTCCTGGTGGTGATCATATTTCGATAAGTTGTTTATGGGTATGGAATTCACATGCGACGACCATCGCTACAATACAGTTTGATGGTGGATCAACTGATCAGCGCAGAATTGCAATACCACCTGGTGGCGCTGCTTATGTAGCCGTACCTGGAAACCACCATAGTTTTGAAGTCAAGACTACTGCAGTTAACTGTCGCGTATTCGCTACAGGTTCTTAACATAACTTGCGTTTTTACGCAATAAATAGTATATTAATACACACAGGAGGCGATTATGCAAGATAATACGTTCCATGTGTCTTTTCCAATTGAGATGATCAAGCAGGAAGAGCGCATTGTAACAGGTGTTGCTACCGCTGATAATATAGATAGTTCTGGCGACATAATTGAGTTTGGTGCCTCTGAGAAGGCGTTTAAGGCTTGGCGTGGAAATATTAGAGAAATGCACGCCCCGGTTGCTGTAGGTAAGGCAATCGATTATGAGCCTGTTGATTTAGACATCGACGGATCTTCTCATAAAGGCATGAGGCTGTCGGCGTTTGTATCCAAGGGTGCCCAGAATACGTGGGAGAAAGTCTTGGACGGAACACTATCGGCGTTTTCAGTCGGTGGAAGAATTTTAGAAAAAAATATAGATGAAACATTAAGTAAACAATTAGGCCGGCCCGTTCATCGTATAAGCAAATATGAACTTGGCGAGGTTAGTTTGGTAGATAATCCGGCTAATCCTGCTGCTGTAGTAGAGCTTGTTAAGTCGAATGAGGCTGGAGAACTTTGTTATATGTTAGAAATTGATGAAGATACAACAGAAAATAGTGATGAATCGAACATTAGTTTGCAAAAAGATACAGATTATGATAACGTTTTACTTGTGGAAGATAAGCTCTTTGATGAAAGTGCTGAAGTTTCTGGTGCCCTCTCCGTTCAGGAGAAGGTATCTTTACTTCGGCGTTTTGTAAATTGGCTCCACAGTGATATGGAAGATGAAACTTCCGTATTAGATGACATCGAGAAGTTTGAAATAGAAGCTTCTCCTGACTCAAATCAAGATTCCGAAGGAGATGTAGATATGGATATTGATATTCTTAAGGATGCGCTTGGTGCAGTCGTTGATGAGAAGCTTTCCCTCTTTAAAGAGGAACTGAAGTCTGATACACAGACTTATGTTGATGAAAAGTTGGATTCAGTTGCGAAAAGCGTTGAAGTTGAGGAGGCCGAGGTCGTAGAGGCTGAGGTTGACTCGTCTGCTCTTGATGCTGCTATTGCTAAGTTCCGTGAGGAGCTTGATGGTGCAACAGCTACCATTCAGGAGCAGAAGGATGCTCTTTCTGATGCTTCGGCTAAGATCGAGCAGTTAGAAACTGCCGGCGCTATTAAAAAGAGCGTCGAAAGCGACGAAGAAATGGTGGAGGATGAGATTATCGCGAAGACGGCTGGAGAGCCGACCTTCTGGGACAACCTCTACCTTCCTCAAGAGCTTATTAAGGCTTTTGGATACGAAAAGTAAAAGGATATAAGGAGGAAGATAATGTCAACTCAGGAAGAAATTCTTGCGAAAGCAAATGAAGTTACTACCAGCGTTGTCGGGAACGCCAGTGGCGGTATTTTAAAGCCGGCTCAGGCCAACCGCTTCATTGATTTCGTCGTTGATCAGTCTACCCTCATGCAGTCCTCGCGAGTTGTGCGTATGCGGACTCCGCAGATGGAAATCGATAAGCTTTCCATCGGTACGCGCATCATGGCGAAGGCTACTGAGGCTTCTGACACCGGCGCAAACGCTGCTGTTACCTTCACCAAAGTGTCGCTTACTACTGTGAAACTTCGTTTGGATTGGGAGATCTCCACTGAGTCCCTTGAGGACAACATTGCGGGTGATTCTTTAGAGGATCATCTCGCATCAGTGATGGCTCGCCAGACAGCGAACGACCTTGATGACTTGTTCATTAATGGTGACACCACAAGTGGCAATGCTCTACTCAAGAGCCTTGACGGCTTTGTTAAACTTGCGTTAGCGAGTGGTTATGTTTTGGATTGTGAAGGCGGCATGCCGATTTCACGTTCAGTCTATGATCGTTCACTCCGTAAAATTCCTAGCAAGTACCTCCAGCGGCGCAATGACCTTCGGTTCATGTGTGGTCCGCAGTTGGTACAGGACACGATTTATCACTTAGGAGATCCGTCCGTTAAGGTTGATGGGAATGTCGCTTCTGGCGGCTCCCCGGTCAACTCTAACATTGGTGGTCGGTACTTTGAGGGTGATGGTGGTCCGAACGGTGGTCCTGGTGATACAGGTCTGCGTCCGTTTGGTATTCCGGTTCTTGAGGTTCCCCTCATGCCGGAGTCTGTTGCTGGCGATTACGGTGGCGCAGCGGGCGATCACGCCTATCTGCTCATGACATTCCCGCAGAACCATATTATTGGTATTCAGCGTGAGATTGTTGTGTATCGCGAGTTCAAGCCAAAGAAAGACACGATTGAGTACACTCAGTTTACTCGTGTTGCGTCAAACGTCGAAAACTTCGATGCTTACGTAATCACCAAGAACGTTAAGCGCCGCGCCGCTTAACAGTAATTGAATAACTGATGAGGGCGAGGGGCAGATGAGAATCTGTCCCTCGTCTTTGTTAGAATGAAGTGTTGGTATTATGAAAGGAGGTGTGGTAATATTTAATCATGGCTGATGACAATGTAGTTACTTCTAAATCGATTGACGATGCGGAAGTCGAAGAACCAAAAAAAGCAGCAGCTCCGGCAGAGGCGAAGAGCGCTCCAGCCAAGAAGGCTGCTACAAATAAAGAGATTTTAATCAAAATGGATGGGCCAAGGGGATATGCCTCAGGTGGACACGATTTCACTTTAGAGCATCCGTTCAAGGCGCTTCCAGAAAACGAAGCCTTGCGTTTGATTGCTACTGGCTCTTTTGTTAGGGCTAAAGAAGCTGAAGTTAAGGCTTTCTATAAGGAGTAGATATGGTTGACGAATGGGAAGATGACACAACTGAAGATGAAGTAGATGAGGTTGTTGAAGAGGCTCCTGTGTATAAGGCACCAACTTGGCGCTCAAAGACACCTCAGCCTGAAACAGGTGATACTGTTCAGGTTGAATTCGTAGGAGACGGCGTTTATAGTATACTTGGATACAGGTTTTCAAATGAAAACAGGGTCCAAAGTATACCTAGCCATATTGCAAATTTGGTCATCGCGACCGGGAAATTTATAAAAAAGTAAGTAATAACAATAGGAGGTTATAATGGCCGCAATTAGCAATTATTTGGAAAACGAGCTTCTGGATCACGTCCTGAAGAACGCAGCATACACCAGTCCCACGACTGTGTATCTTGCTCTCTATACTTCCAACCCAACAGATGCAGATTCTGGTACTGCCGTTTCGGGCGGATCGTATGCCCGTCAGGCAATTACTTTTGGGTCGGTCGCCTCTGGCGGAACGATTTCTAACACTGCAGATCTTACGTTTACCAGCATGCCAGCCGCTACGGTTACGCATGTTGGGATTCACGATCATGCGACTGCAGGAAATCTGTTGTTCCACGGTGCGCTTAGCTCGTCTAAGTCAGTGGACGCTGGGGATACATTCAAAATTTCAACAGGCGACTTAGATATTTCGCTCGACTGATCGGGGTGCATTATGACCCTAAAGAGACGAGAGTTCGTAGGAGCCGCATCAGAAACAACGCTTTCATCTGGCATTAACTCTTCTGTTGCATCGTTTGATGTTGCAAGTGGGTCTGGATTCCCTGACGGGAGTTCTTTCCCATTTGTAGTCGTAGTTGATCGTGGTGCTGCTGATGAAGAGAAGGTCTTGGTAACTTCAAGATCTGGCAATACTTTCACTGTCGCGGCCAATATCGGCGGCGTTACGACTGGCCGTGGGTTTGATAGCACAACTGCTGCTGCCCACGATTCGGGGTCTAAGGTGGGGCATGTTTTGGATGCCACTACGATGACTGATATCAGTCAGACGGTATATGATAATGAGGTATTATATTGGATGGGGGTGGCGTAAATGGCACAGTTCACTGCAAAGAATTTGTATAGAGGACAGCCTGCTACATCTATCGGTACTCTGTATACCGTAACTAATACAAATGATTACTATACTATTGTAAAGAATATTATTGTTTGTAATACAACAAATACAACCGCAACATTCGACCTCCATACGGTTGCATCAGGAGGAACTGCGGCTGCAACAAATCAAGTGTTCTCAGACTTCGCTGTT